TCCCCCTGCTGCTCCCATCTTTGCCATTACCTTTGAAATATTCACACTAAATAAAAACGTGAGATCTATATTATATATGGCTAAAACTGGATTGTATAAACCTAAGAACCCTAAAAAGTACAAAGGTAATCCCACTACAATCGTTTACCGATCATCATGGGAACTGCATTTTATGAAGTTTTGTGATAGAACTACCTCTATAATAGAATGGGGTAGCGAAGAGGTCATAATACCATACCGTTCACCTCTAGATGGTAAACCACACAGGTACTATCCTGATTTTTATATTAAAGTAAAGAAGAAAAACGGAACGTATGGTAAGTACATCATAGAAATAAAACCAAAGAAACAAACAAAACCCCCTTATGGTAAAGATAAAAGAACATCTGCCTACAAGAGAGCTGCTCTAACATTTGCAAAGAACCGTGCTAAATGGGATGCTGCTGAAGACTGGTGTGGAGATAGGCAGATGGGTTTTCTAATATTAACTGAAGATAACCTAGGAGTGTAGGAGTATGAACAATGGCACAAGGATTTGGAGATATACAGCGATCTGCTGTAAAAAACGATAGTGGATATGAAACTATATTTGAAAAAATAACCGCATTAACTGGCGGTGAAACTAAAACGTACACATGGTATAAAAATGCTGTGCGTAAAGAAGTAAATAGATTCAAGGAAGACTCGAATAAATTTGTTCGAGATGAAAGATATGATTCTCTTGACTCTGAAGATGAACAAGATGGAAATGTATTGAGAAGGTACGCAGTGCAAGGTCACATGTTCCTCTTCGAATACAAGGCACAGTCTAAATATCTACCATATTGGGACAAATTTCCGCTTGTTTATGTAATTAAATCAGAACCAAAAGAATTCTTTGGAGCTAATCTACACTACATGACACCTAAGAAAAGGATACTTGCTATAAGAGACTTGCAGAGAGGTAGAATCAACTTACCTAAGGCTTGCTTCCATAAATATCTTAAGTCTAATATAGATGGTCTCTTATTAGATCTTCATACAGAAGAATGGGATACAGCAATCCTACTTCCAATAGAAGATTTTGTTATTACTCGGAAAACATCTGAATTTAATTTCAGAAAGGAAGAGGTGTGGAATGAAACTAATGAAAACTTCTACGATAAAATCAAAGCACGTAGAGTTGTGAGAGGTTATGGAACACAAGAATCAGTAGCAATGGCACAATGACACAAAGTTTAAAAATAGAAGCGATACCATCAACAGCAACCAAAGTCAAATACAGTGGTGAGGGTAATGTAGGATATGCTGGTGGTGAAACTTTTTATTTTGATGCATCAACTGATACATTCTATGTACATAAGGCTAATTCTAATGCTACTCCTGTCAATCAATACTTCTATGCTTCTCAGAAAGAAATAGATGCACTACTAGGTGAATGGACAATAAAAAACAAAATTAATGAATTACGTAATGAATGGATAGCAGAAAATGGTGCGTATCCTGAAGTTGGATTTCAAATACCAGATGGTGAAGAAAGTTCTGCATACCTTAATCTAGAAGCAGTTACAGGTAATCCAATTACAATTAAAGAAAGAGGAGAAGCAAGTGGATCAACAGGTTCATTACGTTATCCTAATGATGATAATATAACCAAAGAAAGTGACTATGTTTTATTTGAATTTGGTGAATATCTACCACCATTTTATGACTTAGAACAAAAGGCTAATGCTGGTGTCCCTCCTGGCATGGATGATTCAGCAGTACAGATTGCTACAGGTGGATCTAGATATGCTAGTTACAATGAATCAGCAGTATCTTTCAAACCATTTGAAGATGATCCACAGTACAGACCAATCATCATGTACATGCCTCAAGATGTATCAACTGAATATAAAACTTCATGGAATGCTAAAGCATTTAGTAACGTTGGTAGAGGTGTAATTGCTAGTGCTAATGGAGACTTCGATAAACTAGGAGATTATAATGTTCCTCAAGGTTTACGAACTGCGTTTGCATCATTGTTTACACAAGGTGTTAACTCTATTCCTGGTATCGGTGGAAATATAAGTTTGGATGATGTTACTGGAGCAACTAGAGGTGTGATATTAAACCCAAACGTTGAAGTTCTATTCGATAGACCAGATCTAAGAGAGTTTGGATTAAAATTTAAGATGACTCCACATGATAAAAAAGAAGCTCATGTCATCAGAACAATCTGTAACACATTCAAACGTGCTTCACTACCAGGTTTTGGTTCTGTTGGTAAAAGAAATTGGGAACAACAATCTTTAGCAGAAGAACTAGTTGAAGCAGGTAGAAGTAACGATCAAGATGATCCTGCTATAGGTGGTGGAAACTTCATAACAATACCACATCAATGTAGAGTTTCATTTATGAAAGGTGGTAACAGACACCCATACCTAACACAATATAAAACATGTGCTATCACAAGAGTACAAGTAAACTATACTCCTGATGGAGCATATGCTACTTACGAAGATGGTTCACCAGTAGCAACAGAACTATCACTAGACTTCTTAGAGACAAAACTTGTCTTCAGAGATGACATTACAAACAGCGGTCCCTCACTATAATGTTCTTTTCATTACTACCAAGTATAGAGTATACTAAATCTCCTATCAGTTATCCGTTTTCGGCAGCTGACTATACTATTGCGAAGAATTTCTTCAAGAAGTATAAGATAGATGAAAACATATATGACTTTGCAATATACTTTGACAAATATGTCTTACAAACAGGTGAAAGATTAGATACTATTTCAGATAAAGTTTATGGTAGTGTGAAATATGACTGGGTGATAGCAATAACAAATAACATGGTGAATCCTGGTTATGATTTACCAATGGATGATAATGTTATAAGAATTTATAGTGAAAATAAGTATGGTGACAAAGCATATAGTGGTGTACATCATTACGAAACTATTGAATACAAAGACATCAAAGGTAACGTTTTAATACCTGCTGGTCTAAAAGTAGATCACTCATGGTATAATAGTTTCCATGACCTCAACAATGGAACTGGTCCTATTAGTATACCAGGAACAGCATTGGCAAAGGTAATATATAATTATGATTATGAAGTACAGAAGAACGAAAAATACAGAGAGATATATCTACTTAAACCATCATTGATCGATGTATTTTTATCAGATTTCAAGAAGACTAACAAGTATAAAGAATCATCTGACTTTATAACGTCAACACTAAAGAAAACTTCAACAGTATGATATTTTGGATTGGATTTTTTGTGATGGTATTTAATGAAGGGTTCGTTATCATGCGACACCAGTCTAAATTCTTTGCACAATTAAGAGACGAACTCATCAAAGAATTTGGTGATGGATGGAAGAAGTTTCATTCAACAATGGATTGGGTATGGCTTGGTGGAGTTATTCTAGGACTCATACTAGCAGGTAACCAAAGACTTACAGACATCGTTGCCCTTGTAACATTCTGGGGTTGTGTTCTGTTCTTTGTTTACATACCTAAGTGGGTAGGATAAAAAACTTTTAGGCAAAAAAATACCCCGAAAATTTTTCGGGGTTTTATGGAATTGAAAAATCAATTTTGGTATTCTGGTGGTGGTGTCTGTGGCACAGGTTGTAACGTTACCAAACCTTCGTACACTACTGGTGGTTCTGGTGGTGGACAACAGTCAGCTTCTTTATGTGCATGCTCTAGCAGATGTTCAACCTTTGCATTAAGTTCTTCTAGCAAACCAAGAACATGATCTACACGAGGATCAAGAGGTGCTGGTGGATAGTCTACTGTAAAAGTTTCATCAGCAGTTGATGCATCGAAAGTAACACTACCATTAGCAGAATCATCTGTTGGATATGGTACGTTAACAACACCATCAGGAGTATCAGGTGCAATGTTCTCTGGATACAATCCAGGTTGCTCTGTCACCTCAGTGCCTGGCACTGGTTCATTGTTATACTCAGGTGTAAAGTTTGAATTTGTCATTAGTTTTTTACTTAGAGATTAGTTCAGGTAGTTCATCCCCTCTCTGCTTCTTAGTAGAGTCAGGATATATTCTCTTATCATCTGATTCATATGGTGGTTGAACAGATGTAATGAATGTACTTAGGTCTGGTGGTGCAGCACCACTGATAACAGAATGACCTGTAGCAACTAGTCCAATAGACAGTGTTGTTGCTATCATAGTTGCTTCTGCCAACTGCAATAGTCCTACTAGCATTTCCTTATTTAGTTCGATAATCATATTATACAATAAAAAAGGGGGTGAGTGGACACCCCCTGTGACAGTTTAGTAACT